AACAAGCCCAACAAGCCCAACAAGCACAACAGCAACAACCTCAGCAAGATCAAGGTGCTCAAGATCAAGAAGCTGATGCTGAAGCGGAACAAGAAGATACACAACAGAGCAAAGGTAAAGTTACCAAATTAAAAACTGGTACTTGGCCAAATTAATAGGAGATTCTTATGAGTGAAACAGTACAAAATTTAGTCCAAGCAATTCAAGCTGGCGATGCCCTTGAAACAGAAAATGCATTTGCAAATGCAATGGCAGAAAAGTTATCTACTCGTTTAGATGGTATGCGTCAATCAGTTGCACAAAGCATGTTTAACCAAGAAGTTGTTACTGAAGAATTAAGCGAAGCAACAGTACCATCTCTTGCACATTTAGCAGCTGATCATTATAATCATGTTAGTAGTAGTAGTGAGCATAACGATGAGGCTACTCCTAGACAACAAAGCTACCATAGAAGCAAAGCAAAAGAAATTCTTAAAAAAGTAGAACAACATCACGGTGCTGAAGCTGCAAAACATTTAAAAAGCCACTCAGAAGATGCAGTTGAACATGATAATATGAGTGCTGGTGGTTCACCTGGATCACATAAGGAATTTGCTGATAAGCATTTAGGCGGTAAAGGTTCACCACAACATAAAGAATACATAAAAAGATTAGATTACCATGGCTATGAAACTCGTTCTGATAGCGGTATGCATCACAACGATTAATAATGAAATATTCAGAATTTACAAAATCTTTAAAGCGATCTGATATCGTTGAGAGTATCAGATCCTATCTTCAGTTAATCGAAAAAACTGAAGAAGGAAAGGTTTTGATAAATGGTATTGAAACAGAATTTACGAGTTTAGAAGAAGCAAGACAATACATTAAGCAAGACTATATTTCGCATCAATTAGAAGAACAAGTATCAAAAGACTTATACGAAGAACTATCAGAACATACTGTCGCAAATATTATTAAAGAATATCACGATATTAAAGTTACCGATACATTAATCGAAAATTATATAAAACTTGCTTCTTCTCACATGTTTAGTGTAGACCCAGTTGTTCACAGTATTCGTTCTCTTAATAAACTGGACAGATTGGTTGAGGGTAAATTGCATTATGTTCTTAATGATGAAGCAATTGTAACTATTGACGAGCGTACCCAAGTGCGCCTAAATAACTTATTACATAAGCAAACAGAAATTATTGAGTACATGAGAGAATCAAAAGAAAACTTCTTTCATGTGCTTACAAAATTAGAGGAACAATAAGATGGCAATGACTATCACAACCCTTAAGAATACAAACCAGGAAACTGTGATTCACTTCGCATCTTCCGCTGCAGAGTCTGGCACTATTACTATTGCCAACTTAACTGCATCTACTCAAGCAAGAAATGCTGAAACACCTGCAGTCAATATTGTCAAATGGCAAGTAACAGGCGAGTTGGCTTCAAAGGTTAATATTTTGCGCAACAGTAAAATTGTTATTGCATCTGCACCTGAGAATGCTCCTTATGCAGAATTAAATGCATGGGGTATTCCACTGACTAATGACAATACTTTTGACATCGTTATTACTAATGGTGCTGCAAAAGATGTTACTGGTATTTTAGTCCTTCGTAAAACTGCTGGTTGGTCTACTAAAGTTGAAGAAGCTACTTATGGTGCTTACGATAACCCAGCTGTGGTAGGAAGTTAATCATGAGACTAATTAGAGAAGTTTTAGATACCACAAACCTTATTGTTGAGTCCAAACTCGGCAAAGGTAAAGAATATTTTATTGAAGGAATTTTTCTTCAATCTGAACTGAAAAACCGTAATGGTCGTATGTATCCAGAATCAGTTATGGATAATGAAGTAGGTCGTTACATTAAAGAATCTGTCGACAAGAATCGTGCCTATGGCGAACTTGGTCATCCAGATACTCCTTCCATTAATTTGGATCGTGTATCACATATGATTGTTAGTTTACGCAAAGAAGGTACTAACTACATCGGCAAAGCAAAGATTCTAGAAACACCAATGGGTATGATTGCACGAGGTCTTTTAGATGGTGGTGCAAACCTTGGAGTATCTAGCAGAGCACTGGGTTCCCTTCAAACAAATAACGAAGGTGTTCAAATTGTTCAAGACGATTTTATGCTGTCCACTGCAGCTGACATCGTTGCCGATCCGTCTGCTCCAGATGCGTTCGTAAGAGGTATTATGGAGTCAAAAGAGTGGGTCTTTGTTGATGGAAAGTTTGTGGAACAACATATTGAGGAAGCACAGCGTTCTATTCGCAAGGCTTCTTCACGCAATTTACAGGAAGCAAAGATTTATGCTTTCCAAAAGTTTCTGAGTAAAATCAGATAAATAATAAATAATCTAATAGAACTATCCAGTTACAGGAGAAAACGATGTCAATCGAACAAAAAATCGCTGAAATTTTGCGTGAGTCTAAATTAGACGAATTCAAAGTACACGGCACAGAAGGTGGTATGGACTCAGGTAAAGATGGTGCACAGGCTGGGAATCAAACCCCAATCCGTGACGCATCTAACAATGTACCAAATGGTGGTGAAACACCTAACCCAGATAATTCTCGCAACAATGTTGATGACGAGAAAGAAGCTGAGGGTGGTACTTCTAAGAAATCAAATCCAGTTACAGCTAAAGCTGAAGCTGGCGATCAAGCAGTCATTCGTACAGGTACAAGCGTTAAAGAAGATGTTGACGCATTGATGGCTGGCGAAGAACTTTCTGAGGAATTCCGTCAGAAAGCAGAAACTATTTTTGAAGCAGCAGTTCTTAATCGTGTTAAGAACGAAGTTGCTCGTATTGAAGAAGAATTCGAAAGCAAACTAGCGGAAGCTGTTGCGAAGAATACAGAGGGAATTGTTGAGCAAGTTGATGGATACCTCGGTTATATTGCCGAGCAGTGGATGACACAGAATGAAATTGCCCTAGAGCGTGGTATGAAATCAGATATTCTTGAAGGTTTCATTGGCGGTCTGAAGAATTTATTTGAAGAGCACTATATTGATATTCCTGAAGAGAAATTCGATGTGCTTGGCGAAATGGAATCTAAGATCGATGAATTGGAAGAAAAACTTAATGAACAAGTTGCAGCTAATATTGAACTAAGCAAGACTCTTGCTGAAAGCAATCGTGCTGATATCGTTAAGACTGTAAGTGAAGGTTTGACAGATACAGAAACTGAAAAGTTTATGTCTCTTGTTGAAGAACTATCTTACGAAGACCAAGCTAGTTTTGAAACCAAAGTAAAGACTATCCGTGAAAATTATTTCACAACTAAAGGTTCTACAGAAATTAAATCTGTAGTTACTGATGCTCCAGTAGAAGCGTTGACTGAAGGAGTTTCTAAGAAATTAGATCCATCTATGTCTGCTTATGCTGCTCAGCTCAACAAATTAAAATAAATAAGGAAATCCAAAATGATTAATCGTCAAGATTTAGTAAAAAAATGGGCTCCGATTCTTGAGCACGAAAGTGCCCCAAAGATTCGTGACAACTATCGTAAAGAAGTAACTGCGGTTCTTCTAGAAAACCAAGAAATCGAAATGCGTCGTGGTCGTGAAGCCATGGGCGAATTGAACGAAGCTGCTCCAGCTAACGCTGTTGGTTCTTATGGTGACACTGGCGGTTTCGCTAAGTTTGATCCAGTAATTATCAGCTTGGTTCGTCGTGCAATGCCACAAATGATCGCTTATGATGTTTGCGGTGTACAACCAATGACTCAGCCAACTGGTCTAATCTTCGCAATGAAGTCTCGTTACAGCACTCAAGGTGGTGACGAAGCATTGTTCAACGAAGCTGATTCTGACTTCGCTGGTACAGGTACTCACTCTGGTGCATATGACTTCGGTGGTTCTGAAACTACTGGTACTGGTCTAGCAACTTCCGATGGCGAGCGTTTAGGTCAAGGTGGTGTTGGTGATGGTTCTTTCGGTGCTATGGCTTTCTCTATCGAAAAGACTTCTGTAACTGCAAAGACTCGTGCTTTGAAGGCAGAATACTCTATCGAATTAGCACAAGACATGAAGTCTGTTCATGGTCTTGACGCTGAAGGCGAATTAAGCAACATTCTCTCTACAGAGATCCTTGCTGAAATCAACCGTGAAGTTATCCGTACAATCTACAAGACAGCTAAAGCTGGTGCTGCAGTTGGTGTAACTACTGCTGGTACTTTCGACTTAGATACTGACTCAAATGGTCGTTGGTCTGTTGAGAAATTCAAAGGTCTAATGTTCCAAATCGAGCGTGAAGCCAATGCTATTGGTCAACAAACTCGTCGTGGTCGTGGTAATGTTATCATCACTTCAGCTGATGTGGCTTCTGCCCTAGCAATGGCTGGTGTGTTAGATTATTCTTCTGGTTTAACTGGTAAGAATGATTTGACTATCGATGATACTTCTACTACTTTCGCTGGTATTCTAAACGGTAAGTACAAAGTTTATGTTGACCCATACACAAGCAATGTGTCAAATACTCAGTTCTTCGTTGTTGGCTACAAAGGTGCTTCTGCTTTTGATGCTGGCTTATTCTATTGCCCATATGTTCCATTGCAAATGGTTCGTGCAGTTGATCCTAACAGCTTCCAGCCAAAAATTGGCTTCAAGACTCGTTACGGTCTAGTTGCTAACCCATTCGTTAACTTGGATGACGGCACTGAAGGTCAAGACAACTTAACTGCGAATGTGAACTACTACTATCGTCGTGTTAAAGTTGCTAACTTGATGTAAGCAACTGGTCGGTTTTTATTAAGCCGACATAGAAGCGGTACTTTAAGAGGGTTCTTTCGGGAACCCTCTTTTTTATTTGGATAAATAATGTTATGGCTACTACAACTATTACCTGCCCTTTCCCAAGTAACATCACTC